GTTGATAAACAGAAGAGTCTATTAAATTACTTTCAAACCCACTCGGCTTAATTATGGTCCCTTCTCCAAAAACTTCTGTGACTACGGCTTGGTCTTGGCTAGCACCATCTTCCGTAGTAGTTGAAGGAGTATACTCGATAAATAGCTTTTCGCCACTACGTAGCATATACTCTTCGTCATTGGCGATACTAGTAGCTTTTTGATCGCTTCCAAGGTCTTCTGCTACATACACACCTAATAAGCGAGTTGTAAAAGAGTCTAGGAATCCGAAATCGCCCCGCGTGAATGCTAATAACTTAGCCGTATTTGAAAGTACATTTTTACCTAAGTTATATCCACCAGCTGTTGCGTGCCACAGCACCGTTTCGCTTTCTACTACTGGATAGAAGCCAAAGAGCAGTCTACCATTAGAAATGATAAAATTTTTCCACTCTGATAGTGTTGCCTCCTCAAATGGTACATATTCAAAAGTATAAGAAATCGTCCAGTCATACTCTGTTGGAAGCTTATTAGGGTAATTTGTATTTAAATAAGTTATATACTCGTCTACTTCCGTTTTAATATTAGTAAACACTCCAGCGTTTACAATAAACAAAGAGTCACCTAAATCTAGTTTAGGTATATCCAAATCTGGCTTAGAGTTCTTAGGCCCATCTATCCAGGCAAGAGTTGGCTTTGTGTTAGTAAGTTTTACAAAACCACTCTTAATTAAGATATCTTCTGGTTTTTCTTTAGTTATTATACTTGAGTCATTTTCAATTTTTATTAATGTAAACTCATCTTCTTTATCGATACTATCTGAAGTTTTCTTCAGTACTTTTTGCGTAAGTGTAAAAGTATGCTTATGGCCTGCTGCTGCAAAGTAATTAAGCGCTCTCTGTCGCCTTTCGTCTGGGGTCAATCCGCGACCATCGACCTGAGAGTTCAGCAAACTGGATAATGTGTATGCCTTCGCAGCCTCCGCCACACGCGCGGTTGCAGTTTTCAATTTAAGATGATAGTTAACATAGGCAGGGTATGTTCTATCAGTAGTAAAATTAGGAGCCCTAAATTTTACTGTTTCACCTGCAGCTAGCGTTACGTCTGAGATTTCATATGTAGGTTCTCCTGCAGCATCTTTATCGGAATTTATCACACAGCTTGTTACAATTTCAGTAATATTGTTACCGTCGTCTGTCTTAGCTATTATATTATTAATATAGTTTTTTGGAACAGATGTTTTCGTATAAACGAGCTTAGAGTATACAGGCTGATCAATACCTGGTTGTTTAACATAATAAACCTTTTCAGTATCATCATACCACTTAGAAACATCGTCAGGAAAATTCACAGGTTTTTCTACTTGTGAAACCAACTGACCGGTGTAAGTATCATTCTTATCAGTATAAATGGTAAATGGTTCTGTGCTAGTTGGCGTACGTAGCTGTTCAGGTATCTCATCCTCTAAAACATTTTTAGTGGTACGGTATGCGCCTTCAGAAAAGCTAGTTTTAAAAGTATCGTTATATTTAAATAAAGGTACTCTACCGGCAAGCACATTACGTACTGCTAGTCTATTATAAATCTTCTTTGCTTCTTGTGTATTAAATGTGTGTCCGTCTGTATAGTCAAACCGTCCAACTGCATCTGCAGTCTCTTCGGTCAGCCAATCAGAAGCTACTGCGTACTCACGAACTACTGGAGTATTATCATTATACCCGTCTAATACAGAGAATGTTGTGTATAAGGCAGGCTCTGCTAAAGATACTATCTTAATTCTAGCATCTGCTTTCTCAATAACTTCTACAATGCTATCAAAAGGAATTTCCTCACCAAAGTCAAGCTCACGCATATTAAAAGCATTAGCAAGAGCAATTTTAATAGTATCGACTAATAAGGTTCTTTCTTCTACTGTAATTTTAGTATTAGTACCTATAACCGCATTTAGTCTAAGATAGTTATTTATACTAATAACATCACCAAGTCTCGGCTCTTTTATAGTGTGTGCGATTGTTTTATAATCATCTAGCTTACTTTTTATGTCTGTTAGCATTTTTGGATTATACTTAAAAGAAGAATCGTAAACCTCTTGGATATCGGTAACATTGCCCCTAATCTGATTATAGGCCTTAAACGGATATAGCACCAGGTCAAAGTGATTTATTACAGGCTCCTCTACTTCAGCAGTCACCATTTTAACAACATTGCCATCTTTGACTTTAAGTGTCTTTGTAACAGGTGCAGTCAATGGAGTATCTTTATAGAAAATGCCTGCATCATCACAGCTGCAAATAGTAATAGCCCTATTCAAGTCATTTCTAATATCTGTAACTAATACGTTTGACACCAAAGGCTTACCTGTATCGTCTGCAGTCATTGTATAGATTTTATTCATATAGTCTCTACATGTAACGAGCGTTTCAAATGTACCGATAGTTTTCTTAAAACTGTTATAAGCTTGATTAATCGTTTCAAGATTGGCTCCAGTAGTAGCGGCAAAAGCATTCTCAACACTAAAGCTCTCAGCAGATATACCACTCCAGGAACTTGGCGGTTCGAGCTGAGATAATGTTCTGGCAGAGATGTTTCCGTTTGCACCGCTTGTTCTAGCATAATATATAAAAAGACCATCGTTAATTAATTCACTATAGTCTTCTGGAAATTCGATATAAGGACGTCCTTCATAGGAATCGTAACCAAACTTAAAAACACGAGATCCACGCCTCTGGATATTTAAATTATCTACCTTTTCCCAATTGGCACCGTCCTTCTGGTCAAATGCTACGTTATACACAAATATACCATTTTCTGCTATTTGTGCCTCTGGCAGATAAAATCTATTACGTTCAGAAATCTGACTTGCTGTAATTACATTATTATCTGAAGTACTCTCACATTTAACAATCTGACCTTCCATGCAGCTGAGTGTAATAGATGGGGTTGTTGATGAAATATAGACGTCAGTCTGATTAGTAGTAAAATAATTAATATCTTGATCACCGTTTGTAATAGCGGTAAATTTTGGAATAGCAAGGCCTATCTCTAAGGCTGACTTTTCATCATCTGAGGGTTCTGAATTATAATATCTAATGGTAACAGCAGTCTCAGCAGATCTATAGTATTTAACGTTATAGCCCAACATGTCACATAACTTGCGCATAGAGTCTTCCTGTGCTGCTGTTGGCATAAAAGCCTCAAGAGTGTTTTTATCAATATTATAATTTAACTTATCAGCAATACCAGCAAGTGCTTTTAATATGACAATACCAGGGTCACTCTCGTTAGTACTTGTCGGGTCCCACCGTTCAGATAGCCTACCTGCAACTTCCAAAAGCTCATTCCATATTTGAACAAAATCTTTTTTAGTTGGAGATAAGTTTAAGGTGGCAATTTCATTTTTTGTAAGCATTTATAGACTTCCTTTCTTATGAAATCTGGCGAGTTTCGTCAAATAGTAATAAATTAAAAGTATTGTGTGTATAATCAATCTGGTTAATTCCTGAAAAACGGCAATAAAGTCTACCTTTTATATTATCGGAGACTATATCGATTGAATTTCTAGATATCTTGATTTGTGGCAAAAAAATTGCTATCTGAGTATATATAGTATCAATTAGCATATCTTTAAGTATATAACTATTTTGATTAAACATATAGTGTTTTAATAATATACCGAAATATGGGTCACATTCAAATTCACCACGCTCAGATTGCAACAGCAATAAACTATTTTGCTTAGTAGCCTTACCATACTCATCTTCACGCCAAATTTGAGAACTATTTGATTTAAACATTTTCGGAAATTTAAATGAACGCATCAAATACCTCCTAACTTAAGTATCTGGATAATTTTTATTAATAGGTAGCTCTGCATAAGTACGTTTTTTATTTTTAGGACAGTCTCGTCCGCAAATTTGACACGCGTCACCCTCTTCTTGGTACTTAAAAGGCTCAGTCACAGCAACATCCAAGTCCAAATCACCGTCGTCTATTTCAACATTCTCAGGGCGGAGCTGCCACTGCACCCAGTTTTTAAAACATTTAAAGTGTTCTTCTGACTGTTTAAACAATTTTTTAGTAAGTTTTTCTAGCCATTTTATATAGTCAGCTTGCTTTTTTGGTGTATTAAATTCTTTATAGTTTTGTTGAGTTGCAGTTGGAAATACGAAAAGCGTCGACGATGGTATTGCAGCAGCAGATCGCACTTTCAATGTATCTAGCACTCCGCCTCCACCGCGAATATTTCCCTCTATTTCAGCACCCCTAAATAGCTTACCAAGTATTATTGGTTTTTCTAAAGCGTTTTCTTCAAATGCTACAAATACTACGTCACCTACGGCAAAACTGTTAAACATGCCTGGTGGTATGTTTACGAGTGCTTCAGCAACTATTGGATTATGGTTTGCAGCTGTTTCAAATAGCGGCATTCTTACTTTACAACGATTGCCAGCTGGATTTATTGACTGTATAATCGCTTTAGTAATCAAAGCAAGACCTCCTAACATAACTTTTTATCAAATAATTTAGCAAATAGATTTATTAAAAATATAAAGTTAAAACCATATAAATCAATATACAGCTTTAACTTTATAATTAATTTACAACATTTTAAACATGTTTAATAGCAAGTCTCATTAATTCATCTGTAATACATCACCATCTTCTGAGTAAAACTTATGTGGTTCAAAAACATTAAACGCTTCTTGACATGCATTACAGACATTTCCATCAGCAGAATATGTGCCACACGCTGGACAAATTTCATCTGCTGCATAAAGTATCTTAAACATTTTTTCAGGTCTACTCATAATAAAGCTCCTTTAGATATATTTTTAGTTATAATATTATACAATAAGATAAAAAGAAAGTTAGTCATTATAAACCAACTTTCTTTTGCCTTTACTTATTTTCTTTTTGCTTTATCTTTTCAATAGCCTCTTCAATAGTCGTCTTAACTGACTCTAGTTGTTCTAACGAGCAGTCAAGCATTACTTAAAAGTCTTTAGGTACAAACAAAACATCATCACCGAGCTGCTTTTTAATTACTTTTGTAAGCTTAAGAAGGTGGTCGCTAGGATAATCTGCGCCATAATAAATTACTGTCATTTTTCTTACTCCTTAACTTCAACAAGTTCAAAAACAACGAGCTCAAGCGGGCCGTGCTTATGCCAACGTCTTGAATAAGAAGTTCGGTTATTATATGCGTTAATAGCGTTCATACAATTACCTTTCATTTCCCAAAACTTTCGACCGGGATTTGTTATGTCATTAACAAGCTTACCTGTCGAAATATCGCGAGCACCATAAATAAATTTCTTATCCATTAGTCAATACTCAAGGTATAGCCCTTGGCCTCTGGTATATTATACTCAATAAACTTATTAATATCGTGAATATATACAGGCTTACTTGCGATATAAGAGTCAACAGTATAAATGTCGTTATAACCTACAATATCAAGTCCTACAATACCGTATCTATGTGCACGCTCTCTCATCTTCTCAGGATCCCTACACACTACAATACCGCCTTCCGCTTTTGCTCTTTCAAGCAGAGCTTTCGTCTTTCCAGTTCCTCTTTCACCGCTAATAATAAACATAATTAAATACCTTCCTTATTTAAAAAATTATCTTCAATAACTAAAACATTAACTTTTCCGGTATGGACAGTGCAAGCATCTAGTGCAATATAACCATCACCGTAATACGATGAAAAATCCGCACCCTCGTCAAACTCGGGCTTCCCCTCATATTTAGCTCTTGGCCAACTCGTATGGAAGTGTCCGAATACTATAGTTTTGCCTGTATGATTAAGTCCCCGCTCAGCAAGTTCGAAAGGATTACCCCACATAGCTTGCTCCCAAGAATCTCTGTCTGCAGTACGCCATTCAGGGTCATATTCAAACTGTCTATTCTTAGTATAATGCTTGGGCATGTCGTCTAAGCATTTAAGAGGCACCCACGAATGAACAAAAATATAATTTTCAGTCTCAAAATAATTTACAAGTGAAGCTCGATACGCGGCGGTCCTATTCCAAGTATTTTCACAGCACTTATCAAAAGGATAACCTTCTCCAGCGCCGCCGATGTCATTGATCGTTTTTACAGTCCCGTTCGATACATCATAGCTATACGGAAATTCTCTCATGCAACATTCTTCAAGAAGAAGATCGTGATTACCCTTTACAAGGATCTTTCTTTCAAGTGACATCAGGAAATGGAGCACTTCCTCGCTTTCGCTACCACGGTCTAGCACATCCCCGCAGCTGACAAGGTAGTGAGTTGGATTATCTTTTTCAAAACCAGCGTCGTCTAAAGCTTTTTTAAACGGTGTATAAAAGCTATGTATATCTGAAACACAAAATAACTTCATATTTACTTTCTAGCCTCCGTAATAAAAGTAGCACACTCGTCAGCAACATGAAGTAACCAAGCCAAAGGACAGTGCTCAAAAGCGGCACCTACGTTAGGATTGTCTTCCCAAGAGCTCATATGGCAATTTATAGCAACAGCTTCCTCAGGTGTTAGCTTAATAAAGTTCTGAAGAATAAATACTGACTTACTCCCGTGTCCGCCATAATGTAGCTTTTCATTATGAGTATAAGCCTCGTAAGGCTCCCACTTACCGTTTTCATCCTTACGGTAGCGGGTC